TCCTCGTAATGAAGAAGATAAATCAGACTTTTATATTTCAAGTGGTTTCTACGGTCAGTATGTAGATATTGAGGGTGTTTATAAGAGTGAAGCAGATTTAATCAGAAGATATCGTGAGATGGCTTTACACCCAGAATGCGATAGTGCGATTGAAGATGTTGTAAATGAAGCAATTGTATCAGACTTAAATGATTCTCCAGTAGAGATAGACCTTTCAAATCTTCCTGCTTCTGATAAACTAAAAGAGATTATCAGAGAAGAGTTTAAGTATCTGAAAGAAGTTATGGACTTCGATAAGAAGTGCCACGAGATTTTTAGAAACTGGTATGTTGATGGAAGAATCTATTACCATAAAGTAATTGACTTCAACAAACCATCAGATGGAATTAAAGAAATAAGATATATTGATGCGTTAAAAATTAAGTATATAAGAAAACTTAAAAAAGACAATAAAGATGCTTTTGGTTCTCAATATAGAAACATTGTAAATGGAAAAAACCAAGTTGATTTTAGCAACCAAGAAGTAGAAGAATTTTATATGTATGACCCAAATGTTGGGTCATCACAGAATGCTACTTATAGAGTATCAGATGTAAATAACGTAAAGATTGCAAAAGATGCGATTGTATATGTTACATCTGGTCTTGTAGATAGAAATAAGCAAACAGTTCTTTCATTCCTTCACAAGGCAATCAAGGCACTTAATCAATTGAGAATGATTGAGGATAGTCTTGTGATTTATAGACTATCCAGAGCACCAGAACGTAGAATTTTCTATATTGATGTTGGTAATCTTCCTAAGATTAAAGCAGAGCAGTACCTGCGTGACGTTATGAACCGTTATAGAAACAAACTTGTATATGATGCAAGCACTGGTGAGATTAAAGATGATAGAAAGCATATGGCGATGCTTGAGGATTTCTGGTTGCCCAGAAGAGAAGGTGGTAGGGGAACTGAAATCACTACACTTCCTGGTGGACAAAATCTTGGAGAACTTGCTGATATTGAGTATTTCCAAAAGAAACTTTATGATTCTTTAGGTGTTCCACCAACAAGACTTGCTGCGGAAGGTGGATTTAATCTTGGTCGTTCATCAGAAATTCTAAGAGATGAACTTAAATTCACTCGTTTTGTTGGAAGATTGAGAAAGAGATTTTCTCAGATTTTTATTGATTTACTTAAAACTCAATTAATTCTTAAAAATATTGTATCATTAGAAGATTGGGAATCATTATCAGACCACATTCAGTTTGATTATGTTTATGATAATCATTTTTCTGATTTGAAGAAAAATGAATTGATGAATGATAAATTGGGTGTTGTTGCTGCGATGGACCCATATCTTGGTCGTTATTTCTCTGCAGATTATGTAAGAAGAACAATTCTCGGTCAAACTGATAGTGAAATCAAAGAAATTAACGCACAAATGAAAAAAGAAATTAAAGATGGAACTATTCCAGACCCAGCAGCAATGATGAACCCAATGGGTGCTCCAGGTGCTGTTGGTGCTCCACAAGACCAAAGCCAAAACCAACTTGGAACTATGCCCCAAGAACCAGGATTGACCGATAAACAAGCAGGTGTTGAATTAGGGTCTGCTGGGGAATTATAAATATTTTCAGTTAAACTTATTATAACTATGGATGATTTAATGGATATGATTTTAGCTGATGAATCCCCTACGGACATCAGCGATAAGATTAAAGAAATTCTTTTTGCTAAATCAGCAGAAAATGTTAATGCTGTAAGACCAGAAGTTGCCGCAAGTCTCTTTGGTGATGTTGAGGATTGATAAGTGAGTGACTTTGGAGTAGGTTCCAAGGAATTATCTGATTTTTTTACTGCAATAAGTGTAGGAAAACAAAAAAGAAAAAAAGAACTTGATGAGACAGTAGGAGATGCTGTTGATGATTTCTTTTCAACGATAAGTACTGGGAAAAAAGTTATTAAAGAAAAGAAAGAATCTCTCGTTGGAGATTCTTTTGATGAACTTTTTTTGTCTCCACTAAAAGAAGAGATTGCTCCAAAGAAAAAGAAAAAAGTACAAGAACAGAAAACTGTTAAGGCATTTGAGGATTGGTTATATTCAGAGACACCAAAAAAACAAGAACAAGTAATTGAAGAAGTAATTGAAAATTCTTTGGATGAAGTTCTTGAGGTTTTGGACGAATATAAAGAGGAACTTGAAGAACCAAAAGAAGACCTGATTGAAAAATCATTAGGACTTCTTGCTGAACCAAGTGATGTTAAAGTTCAACAAGACCCATTAACTCCTCTGGACCAAAAGTTCGCAACACTTGCAGATTTACAGAAACATTATAAACTTTTCCTTTCTCGTATTCAACAACAACTCTCCACAATAGGTGGAGGTGGAGAAACTCGTTTAGAGTTTCTTGATGATGTTGATAGAAATACTACAAAGACCAATAATTATTTTCTCAAATATAATGCGTCTCTGAATAAGTGGGTAGGAGACCCTGCTGATGGTGTTGGTATTACAAGTATTGTATCTATCACAGGAGTTACTACCTACTATCAGGCAACAGATACTGATGATTATATTGGAGTAAATGCAAGTGTTCCTGTAACTATAGTTCTTCCAACATCTCCAAGTATAGGTAAAAAAATCATCGTCAAAGACGAGAGTAATAATATATCTACATATAGTATTACAGTTCAAGCAGGTATTGGTAAAAGTGTTGAGAATGATACTTCGGTGATTATGAATATCAATCACCAATCCCTAACTTATTTTTATAATAATTCTAACTGGTTTTTAATCTAATATGTCATATAATCCTCTTCCTCAACCATCACAATCTGTAATTTTTACAGGTGCAGGAAATACAGTAGTAAGTTTTTCCAATCCATTTCCAGTATCATTAGGTTCTTCTAATATTACGATTACTGGTGATGTAAATGTAGGAACAACAGTATCAGTCACAAGCACTCCACAAGACCCAGTACATACTCATATTACAGAAGTTGGTTCAAGTGGTATTTTGCAGGATATGGGTATTCCTTATCTTCCAGTAGGTATATCAACTTTTAATAATATTATAGTTATCAAACAATCTGAAGGCAGTTTATATTCATTCAACAATCACGCAACAAATACAAATCGTGGTTGGACTATGGATGATACAATGAGACCCGTAATGAGTATTAGAGTGAATAGTTCTGGAACTACTATAGCAGATTTGGCAGAAATTACGGAATATGAAATTGGAAATAATAATGCCAATCAAAGTACTATCATCTATGAGTGGTATGAGGGTGATATTAATATTGCTGGAGCAGCAATTCCTGCTTGGAATTCATTAGGAACAAAATTACAATATAGAGTATATCAAGATAAGTATAGTAGTAATGCGGGAAATACCTTCACACAAAATAGTTCTGTTATGAGACATAGTGGAGTTATTATTGGAAAAAATACTTCAGGTGATGAAGGACCATCAACTATGCATGGTGGAGCATCTCCAAATATGCTTACACTTTGTATGAGAAGAGTTGATAACTCAACAAAATTAGATGTTTGGTTTGCTTTTACTTGTAAGGAATTATCGTAAATAGTAATAATTACTTCTATGAATGTTATTGAGAACTTGTAAAGTAATAAATAACTAATAAATGTATTATACGAGTAATGACGCATAGACCAGTTGGTATTGCAACCACAATTGCTATTAATGCAACATCATCTGCATCTCCAGCATTTTCGGTGCAGTCAAATGTATTGAGATTGGTTACTGTTGGTAATGGAGCACATGTGGCAATCGGAACTAATCCAACTGCCACAACAAATGATTATTATATTCCTGCAGGACAAAGTGCAACTCTTTCAATTGCTCCTGTAAATTCAAACATCATTGCTGGAGTGACTACGGGAACAACAACTACAATTGATTTTATTGAGGGCACTGCAAGTCCATTTGAACCTGGAGATTGTGTCACCTTGACTTGCTCAGATCAGTCTTATTATAACATTTCACATGTTGCTGTAACAGCAGTAAATAGAACTTCTGATTACACTGGATATTATTCTGAAAGAATTATATTGGGATATAATTCAAGCGGAATTGCAACTGCATACACATCAACTGTTGGCACTTTAAGAAAATCTCTTAAAGTGGCAGCAAGAACTGATACTGCCACTGCTGCAGTTTTACATCTCCAACAAGTCCAAATTACGAGCCAAGCATAAAATGAAACTTATCAGAGAAGAAATCGAATCAGTAGAGTTTATCGTTGAAAGTCACAACGGTAAGAAATCACTTTATATTGAAGGTGTTTTTCTTCAAGGTGATATTCGAAATCGTAATGGTCGTATGTATCCAATGGAAGTATTGCGTCGTGAAGTTTCTAGATATAATGAAAATCATGTTCAATCTGGAAGAGCTCTTGGTGAGTTGGGTCATCCAGATGGTCCTACCGTCAATCTTGACCGAGTTTCCCATAAAATTGTTTCACTCAAAGAAAGTGGCACTAATTTTATTGGTAAGGCAAAGATTCTTTCAACACCAATGGGTAAGATTGCAGAATCACTTATCAATGATGGCGTAAAACTTGGTGTTTCTTCTCGTGGCATAGGATCTCTTCAACTTACTCGTGAAGGAATCAATGTTGTTGGTGAAGATTTTATGCTTGCAACTGCTGCAGATATTGTAGCAGACCCATCTGCTCCTGATGCATTTGTATCGGGAATTATGGAAGGAAAAGAGTGGGTATGGGATGGTGGCATTCTCCGAGAGAAGTATGCATCCAAAACTTATGCAAGAATTAATACTCTTGTAACACAAAAGAAACTTGAAGAGAATAAATTGAATCTCTTCAACGATTTTCTCGCAAATCTTTAAATTATAAATAAATATAGATTAAAACTAGAGGTTAATCGGAGAGTTCAAATGTCTCGTGGAGATTTACAAGAAATGGAAGTAGGCACTAAGCAATCCAGAACTGCTGTGAATGCGAACGCTAAAGCGGCAGAACCAATGCCAAAACTTACTACTGGAGGCGCTGGTGTAAGTTGGGAAGACCTTGGAGGTCCTACCCCAGAAAATTATAAAGCAGATGATGATTCAGCAAAACTAAAAACCCCAGGTGCAACACTCAAGCAAGTCAGAGATGTTGTCAATAAAGGTGCCAAAGGTGCTGATGCAATGAAAGGTCTTAATAAAGAAGATTCTGATTATGATGAAGATGAATCTCTGTTAGCAGAAGAGGAAGAAGAAAAGGAAAATAGTAAAAAAGACCAAAAAGAAGATAAGAAGGAATATGGTAAAAAGAAACCTTCTAAATCTGAAGAAGATGATAAGGATGATGAAGATATGGAAGAAGAGTATGACATCGAAAGTGATGTCAATGCTCTAGTTGGTGGAGAAGATCTTTCAGAAGAATTTAGAGAAAAAGCAAAGACCATCTTTGAAGCTGCTCTAAAATCCAAAGTTAATGAAATTAAAGAAGCTCTTGAAATTCAATATACTGAAAGACTTAATGAAGAAATTGAAGAAATTAAAGAAGAATTTCAGGATAGAGTTGATTCTTACTTAGAATATGTTTCTGAAGAGTGGGTAGAAGAGAATCAACTTGCCATCGAGCATGGTCTTAAGACTGAAATGACCGAATCATTCCTTCAAGGAATGAGAGGTCTTTTTGAAGCACATTATGT